CTGCCGAGACCGATTACACAGGAGATTTACGCTATAGCGCGTCTTCAATTTTCAAAGAAAAAGCAGGTCATTTCAGCGTTATTCTTCAACCCAGCGGAGCATACTTCCCAACTAGTGCGGGAGCAACATGGGACCCGCGGTACAACAACAGTGCTTCCGCCACCGGAGGGTACATTGATATTTGGACTATTGTCCATACTGAAGGTTCTAGAGCCCAGATTTATGTAAACACTTTGACGATGGATACTGCGAATGCTTTCGCGACGACGGCACCTTTAGAACTTACTACTACAAACAAATTAATTCAGAGATACGTACAGCTCGGAAGTAGGAAGAGACTTCAAATTCAAACGCAGATTGTAGTGGATAACGAGCCATTGGCAGCCGATATACGTAATCTTATGGAAACAGGCTCATTACTGTCCAACCCAGAAATCAGTATTACTAAGCTGAACGAAAGTCCGATTTTGGATGCTCGAGTTCAACTTACAGGAACTGGTAGTGTCGGGGGATTTACTTCCTCGGGAGTATCTATTGATAGCCAAGGAACTATCAGTTATGTATGGGACACTAATAGTCTTTCTCCGTTCTACGCTGACGAGAGGCTAGGGGGTGATATGGGGGTTTACGAAGTTACTGTACGGTACGATGTAGCCGGAGAAACTATCGTCAGCCCTAGATTTAAGTTAATAGCGAGGTAGCATCTAATTCCCAATCTGCTTTAAAGATGTTGGCGTAAATATAGGTTTCGAAATCCGTTCTTTTTGAAGCTACCCAGAAATCATTCCAATCTTTGAATTCCTTTGGCGGTGTTAGGGAGTATATGTCTTTGTTTCTTTGTGCTAACATTCTTTTACGAGCCTCATAGAAGCCCTCTCTTCCACTTTCGTCATTATCATAGGCGAGGATTACCCTCTTACCTTTAAGCTCCTTAGCTTGGATTGTAGACATCTTACAGCCTTGTGTACAAGTAGCATTGAATCCTGCTGAACGGAGTGACATGGCATCTAAAGGACCTTCGGTAACCATAACATACTCTTTAGTTTTATCGTATGGGTACAAAATCTCGGATGTCTTAATACCATAGAGACCCTTACTTGGATTTAAATACTTAGGGTCACGATTTACCAGCGTCCGCGCTTGAAAATAAAAAGGTTTTCCTTTCTCCGTAAAATATGGAATAATAATCCGTTGAAAATACCGCCCAGTACGTCCTACGTAAAACTGAAAAGAGGATAACTTACGCTCCATGGCGAACTTAGACGCAAGACGTTTGAGATTACTCGGCGAATTGATATCGGATTTAGGGTTAACCTTCAACCATTCCTTACTATCACCTTCAATTGTACGAGTAACCTCAATCGCTTGGTTATCTACGTTTAATGTAGATACATCAAATAGGTCTGCACCAGCATCAAATGCCTTTCTTTTCATAAAGTTGCGGGCGGAGACATACGGGACATTCTCAATATGGGACACGAGGTGAATCAGATTCCCCTTTTCCCCTGATTTGAAGCAAGTCCACAGACCACTCTCAGTATTAACATATAGCTTCTGTTTATTATCGTCCGTGAATATAGAATTTACTCGAAATTCCTGTCCAGCCTCCTGAAACTCAGGAAAGTGCTCAGAGAGATAAGTTTTGATTATGGAGGCTGGGACGAACATCAGTATATAATAGCAGCCACCACCACCAAAAAAACGCGATATTACCGAGAAAAAAACGCTATAATAACTAATAAGGACTAAAATTATGTTTATAAATAAAGTATCCCCAAGTAAGATAAAGGTTTACGACGAATGCAAGCTGAAGTATAAATTCAAGTACGTCGATTACCTGCCTGAGAAGTCTACCAATACCGACGCCTTGCAATTTGGTTCTTATATCCATAAGATTTTCGAGGATGGTGTAGCAAGCACCACGACGGATGAGCTAAATGAGATTGCCGATTCCTTGCGGGCTAACTATACTTTCGACAAAGAGCGTGAAATGAAGATTGAAAAGTGTATAAACAACTTTTTTGCATTTAATAACTCTCTTTCTTCTTGTGAACAAATCTCAACAGAGCAATTTTTTGCTGTTGAACTTAAACAAGGATACGCAGTTAATGGAATTATTGACCGTATCGTAAAAAGCCCAGACGGAAGCTACCTTGTAATTGATTACAAGACGAGTAAAAGAGCCTCTACTAAAAGGGAATTATTTAATGACCCTCAAATGCTTCTATACGCTTACGCCGTATCCGTACTCTATACAGTACCAATCTCGTCAGTAACCTTATCTCACTATTACCCTCACATGGATAAATTGGTTCATGTTAAGTTTTCTGAGCCTCATGTTTTAATGTACATGAAGAAGCTGACACAGAAAATTTGGGAGATTAGGAAGAAAAAAAAGGATGAGTTTTTCCCTCAAATGAACCAGTATTGTGACTGGTGTGGTTACAAGGATATGTGTCCTAAACTCAACCCTACGTCACACTTATCTGAGTATACTAAGGCACTTAAAAATAAGAAGCCTAGACAAGCTAAAAAGTAGATTCAGCTTTCATTACGAAATACTTAGGGTCTTCATATATAAGAGGATAATAATCCTCTATACTGACCAACTCAAAGAAGTTTCTTACTTCTTTAATACTGTATTTATGTTTTTTTGTATACGCTGATACAAGGGTAGATAACTTAAGCGGTCTTTGTGTTTCTAAAGACTTTAAAACTTTTTCTTGAAATATTTCAATGAAGTGTGTAGAAAACCTGTATCTCCATGTTTCTTTAAACTTTAAAGATAAACAGTAATTTATTTGTTCCATGAATTCGCTAAGACGTATTGAATCATCCATAATTTATATTTTATATATAATATAGAGAAACCTTAATCGGTTCTGACGCATAAAATGGTAAAAATTTTAAAAACCTCGTATTTGGGTACAACCAAGAAGCTTCCTAAGAAGGAAGATGTAAAAAAACAGCCGAAAATAGCTGCTAAAGGTTGTTTATTTACCTTTTACTATAGGTCCAAGACAGCTACGGACCTTAACCCTTTAATTATTATGATTTCTCCAAAATGGGTCGCTAAAAAAGGAGGCACTTATTTCACTGGAGTCAATCTAAATGATTTCTCGGCTAAGGTAAAACGTCAGATTATTAAAGAGTTCGGGAAACTTCCTGTCGGTTCTGTTTCGTACAGTGATATCAAGAACTTTTCGAAGAACGACCCCGACTGCTGTGTCAGGACGTATAACGCAAGTAAGGTACGAGCCCTACATAAGGTAGAGGTTTAACATGGCTGAAGAAAACATCGACCCAGGACAACAGAAAATCATAGACTTGCTAGGACAAATAGCTGGTGAGAGAGGTGATGCTAAGAAGGAAGAGGAATCCAATGATAGGAAAACAGAGGCTAAGAGAACCTTAAAAGCTCTTAAAGATAACGGTCTAGCTTTAGTGGGGCTGACCGCTGGTATGTTCAGTCTGAAATCCATGATAGGAAATCAGCTCAAGATGAATCAAGATTTAGCTACTGCTTTAGGGCAGACTGGGGACGCTGCAAGAGGTATGACCGCTGCTACTGACCGTTTTATCCGCGGTCAACAAGGTGCAGAACAAATGGTCAAGGTGTTTAAAGACGCCGTAGACATGGGAATGACCCGGTTTTCCGACCAGACTCTACAGTTTGGTGCACAATTAAAAGTTTTGGGAATTCAAAACAAAACTTCTTTTCAATTAATGAGAGCTAATACCCAAGCACTGGGTTTAGCTGAAGAAGCCTCCTTAAGCCTTGCTCAGGACTTGATTTCAACTGCTGCAGAGAACAAGGACTCTATATCCGGTCTCATCGACGCCATCAATAGTATGAGGGATGCGATGATAGACACTACTGTGGAGCTAGGTCCGAAAGCAGCTATGAATGCTCAAAAAATAGCCGCCATGATGTCACAGGGCAACTCTGAACTACAGGAGTCCTCCGCTAAGTTCGTTAAATCGTTTCTCGCGGGCAGTGACGGGTACATGAAGGCGCAACTCTGAACTACAGGAGTCCTCCGCCAAGTTCGTTAAATCGTTTCTCGCGGGCAGTGACGGATACATGAAGGCGGCTAAACTAGGCGTTCAGTTTACTGGCAAAGAAAGTACGGCTGAAATGGCTCGCAAATTCGAAACCATTTTAAGTAAGGTACAAGGTTTACAAGCAGGTAAACAAGGAGCAGGCTCTCAGTTCTTCTTCGATGCTATGGAGAAATCTTTTGGGTTAAGTAGAGAGGATTTCAACCTCCAAACTCAAATAGGAACAAGTATTCATGCTCTAAAGGAAGGTAATATTCAACAATTAGCTCAGGAGAGCGCTAACATAAACCTACAACAGACTATCTGGAACAAAACGGAGCCCTTCCAAGAATACTTAATNGAGCAAACCGGAATATTTACCAAAACAATTAACGAAAT